CACCGCCAGTACGATAAACCTTCTATAGAAAGGTGCATTCCCCATGACTGACGCAGCACAGGCGTTTGCTATTCCTACGCGCTTAAACGACCAATACGAGCTAAGCCCTCTTAGCTTGTCTGACATTGGTAGACTTGATGAAAGGATCAAGTCAAAGGTTGTTGCTCTGGGCAAGGAAATGATTAAGGATCAAACTTTGTCCCAAGCGGATAAGAGCCTGATTATGGACCGCGCTTTTAAGGTAGCTACATCCATCAGCATGTTTGGTGTTAGGGAAGGTAATGAGGAAGCTGACCTAGAAATGACCAGGATGCTGAATGACCCGGGTATGATGACTTATATCCTGTGGCTGTCGTTGAAGACCAAGCATCCTAAGCTTTCTCCAGAAGATGTTGACGGCATGTTTACCATCAAAGACAAGCAGCGTCTTATGGAAGCTGTAGTCGATGTCTTCACAGTCAGTGGATTTACTGTTGAAGATGTTGATGACGCAGACCTTAACCCAAAGCCGAAAGGCAGCGCCGTTGGCAAGCCCTTTCGATTGGGGCAAGGTGATGATGATGATGGCGCGGATGTACGGATGGGGACCAAAAATGGTGGGCAGTCTGACACTGCCCCAACTGATAATGTACATGAAAGACAAGAAGTACGCGGAACCAAAGACAGTGCAGGTGCAGTCTCTGGGTGAAGCAAACCGTAAAGCGAAAGAGCTAAGGCGTGGCGTTTAGGTTAGCAACAGCACAGGTCGAATTTACTTCAGTCGATAAAGGTCTGCGCAAAAGTCTCACACGTATCAGAACTAGCCTAAACTCACTTAGATCAAGTGTACTTAAAATTGCTGGGCCTTTAGCTGCTGTCTTCGGAGCACGCGTTGCGATACGTGGTGCTATTGAGCAGGAAGCTGCGCAAGCCAGGGTAGCTGCTGTGTTGGCTCAAACAGGTGAGGCTGCTGGATTCACATTCAAACAACTCAATAAACTTGCTCAAGCATTTCAAAAGGTTGGTGTTATTGGCGATGAAGTGGTGTTAAATGCAGAGGCGATTCTGCTGACATTTACCAACATACGAGGTGAGGTTTTTTTACGTGGCTTAGCTGCTGCATTAGATCTTGCTGCACTAAAAAGCCAAGACGCTGCAACTACAGCAGAGTTGTTTGCCAAGGCGCTTAACGACCCTGTTAAAGGCGTTACGATGCTACGTAAGGCTGGTGTTGGCTTTACTAATCAAGTAATTGAGCAAATTAGTGTCTTAGTTGCACAAGGAAAACTTTTTGAGGCACAAGTTATTATCCTTGAAGAAATAGAGTCTCAACTAGGTGGCGTCAATGCAGCGCTAGCAAAAACACCCACAGGTAAACTAAGGCAACTAGCTAACGCGTTTGGTGATCTGCTTGAGGAAGTAGGTAAAGGTTTTGCCGTTGGTTTAGCTGATGCGTTTAACAGCATTCAAGACTTTTTCGAGACTGTAGTACCTATTGTACGAGCAGTGGCGAGCATCATAGCACGTATCATAGGTAGTATTGTTCAGACTGTACAAGCTGGTGCTGAAGGCCTAGCAAAATCACTTGGGTTTGAGGATGCGCAGATAGGCGCTAGGCAACTTGAAGGATTCTTACTCAAGGTATTTCTTAACATCCAAAAGGCGCTTGTAGCTTTTGGCCAAGTTGTTGCGCAAGTTGTGTCGGTTATTCTTACAGCGTTTAAGCAGCTTAGCTCGGCTGTTGAGGTATTGGCTTTTGGTAAGATCAAAGCTGATCCCGCTGCATTTGATCAAGTCATTGGTGTTGTTGATGACTTTGCTAAGGGACTTGGAGAAAAGAAAAAGGCTATCGAAAAAGAAATTAACAGCATTAAACTTTTATTCGCGTTAGGTGCTGTGGTTGATCAGGTCAAAGACTTTACAGACTTACTTGGTCTAACCAAACGTGAGACCCCTGAAGTTAAAGTAACCCTGCCGAAAATACCCGGTGCAGCAAGAGCAGCAAAAGCAAAGATCATTTTAGAGGCCCCTGAAGACGTACTTAGGCGCATTCAAGAAAGTATTAAAACCAAGGATGATCCTATCGCTGCCCAAAAAGAAACCACCAAGGCTGTTGCTGATGTTAAGAAAGGCATTGATGCCCTCAAGGCTGCGGGCAAGACTAACAACAACACCTTAGTTGAAGCAATTGGTGAGCTTGATTTGTCAACTGAGTTTCAACCTGGAGCACCAGACTAATGCCTAGCGTCCCAACCACATTGACAATTGACCACGAAGAAATAACTGGGTCACCTCAAGAGACTATTGATGAGGAAGGTAGACGCGTAGTGCGCCGACTGAAATGCGCTTGGGATGATCGTTATGCTTTTTTTCGTGAACTACTCGGCTTAACTTCTATTACAGATGGTGACACAGGTGAGCAGCTTATAGTTAATCCTGATACGTTTGATCAGGATGATGGCATAGTCACTCCCTTGTTTGCCAGAAGTATTGGTATCGCACCTTTTGATGATAAGACACAGGATGCTGATGGTAGTGGCCGCGTAGCTGCGTATGCCTTTGCTTTAATGACAGTCGAGTATCGTACAGGGCGCTTTGGTGATGACACAGGTGGTGCTGGCACTGAAGAATCACCGGATATTGTTATCGAAGAATCTCTTGAGCCTGAGGCAGAAAACATAAGTGTTGAGCGCAAAGATTTAGTTTGGGAATCTGGATCGCGCGAAGCCAACCCAGGTACTAAGAGAGCGATCATTGATCCTATCGGAGTGCCTAGTAAACTTGAGATTAGCCTAGGTTGGATTGTTACCTACTTCAACGTGCTTGACCCAATTCGTGATTCATTCTTTGATCACCTAGGCAAGATCAATATTGCCGATATTCGTTCCCAGAAGTTTGGCCGCAACTGGATAAAAAACACTTTGCTGTATTCTTCATTCAATGCCTTCCGTACTTTCACAACTGAGGGCGCACAGAGTTGGAAGTTGACTTGTCGCTTTAGTCGTAGGACGCGTGTTAGTGCGCGTGACAGTGCTATAGGTGGTGGGCCTGCGCCGTTGGGTGAGTTAGGTTGGAATGGTGTTTGGCGACAAGAGGTATCTGACTATGACGCACTCTCAATTACGCAGTCACTTTCTGATGTCGCGGGTGAGCGCGTTAATATTTATCAGGAAGCAGACTTTACTCAATTACTTCTGAGGCAGGGCACTTAAGTTGGGTCTTGATCCATTTGATTTAGGTAATCCAAAAGCAGGCAGCGCCGTCACTGCCAGGTGGGCACAGTCTGTTAACAGAAGCATCAAAGCTCAATATGCCGGCCTACCAAGAGGTGCTTACTTCAATGGCTCACTTGGTATTCTAGGTCGCCAGCCTATTATTGACATCAGAAAAATACCTGTACGTCTAACAGGTCGTGGCACTGATGATGGATTTTTTCAATTCACACAAGTCGAGTGGGATACAACAACAAAAGACTGGAAAGATTCAACCGTCGGCCAAACACATACTGTGCTAGGTGAAGCCTGGGAAAGAACAGGACGCAAAGCAATCCATCTTGATGAGGTTGTTTTTCTTGAACCAAGTGATCATGTCGTGTTGGCAGATGGATTACTTGCTCTTGAGTTTGACGCGCCATTGCGTTGGATTTGGGTTGAATTAACTGCTAACTCTGAAATCAGTGCGCCGTCCAATCGTTGGAAACTAGCGTGGACTGAGAAAATTCGTAGTACTACATCTTTCATCGCTACGCCTTGGACAGCATTGACTGGCACTGTCACTGTAGACTTTGCAATAAACTCAATTGAAGACCCTAACGACGCAGCGGATATTGAAGGGCATGGTGTTGACATTGATGGCACAGATTATCCAGGTGGTTTTGATGTTCAACCGCCAGATCGTGGAAATCCTATTGTTAAGCTCTATGAAAATTTCGACAGTGCTCGCAACCGTTTTTATACCATTCAATTCGAGAATGTTGACGACGGGACTTGCACATGAGTTGGCTTCACGGTGCTTGCGGATGTTGTGCAGTAGACTTGTCACGAATCATTGACATTGAGATTGACGGTACGCATATCTGGGCAACAGGAGACATCCTTGATGCGCCAGGCACTGACCACATTGATCAAGGTCAGTACATAAAAGCAACCGGGGCAGGTCCAAATTGGGTTTTTGAGCCTAAAACTTTTCTTCGCTTATTTCGTGACGGTGTTGATACCTATTGGTCAGAAGAACGTATTATTTCTCCTGTCCCGGCGACGATCCGTAAAGTGAATACCCTTGGCGTGCAGCAATGGTCAGACTCCAGAAGCGCTGTAGGTCCGTCAATTGGCGCTCGCAATTCAAACGTATCCCCTGTTATATTTTCTTGGGCTGGATTCAAAGCAAGTGTTGCGGTAGTAGCATCAAATGTTTTTACTATCAATGACACAACAGGCGTTGACATCGGCGGGACCGCCTACACAGAAACAATCATTCGAGTACGGGATATCATTTATGATTCGCCAAATGATGTGTGGTATCTTTCTGGACAAACCCATGCAATTGTGGGTCAGCCAATCCACGCGAGCATTATGAAGCGAACGTCGGCTGTCGCTGGCGGGCCAGATCCACTCGGCTTTGTGTGGCAAACCAATCCCTTTGGTACCTTATTACGGGGCGATTTAACTCGGTTAGGTTTGGGTACCAGCGCCATTTTTGCACTCGGGTTTGAGCGAGACGTGGTAGGCGATGTCTTAACCAAGCTCATGGCATTTAACACTGCTACGGGTGCGGTGCTTGATACTTTCCTTCCCAATGGAAATAATTTTCTTACATTGCCAACTGGTTTTCGCGGTGACCTTTGGGTTATAGGTGATGACTGTTATATCGTTCACCACGCCGGGCCATCCCCAACCCTAACGGTATTTCAGAAGGTGCCGTTTACAGCAGGCTTGTTTGGCGCTCCAACTAAGACACTTGATATTGGTGCGCTGCTTCCCCCGCCTTACGATACAACCCCGGTGTTCTTAAATGCGGTGGCAGCTGATGGAACAGATATCTTTCTAGGCGCTGATGATCAGTTGAAGTTTGGGCCCGGCAATGAGCAAGGGCCAAACCTTTGGTCAATTGATGAGGCAACGCTTGCGATCAATTGGCAACTGCTATAGGCACAGCATGTCACGATTATCAAGACGAAAAATCATTAAGCTAGTTACGGTCGCTGCGCCTGAAATTGTCAAGCACATCCTGCGCATTGATCGTGTTGAATCTAAAGTACAAGCCCAGCGTCTAGCCGTGTGCGCGCAGTGTCCCAGCGGGTTGGCCAGGCCGTGCCGTCCTAACGGTCGAGCGCGCTGCTGTGGGGGCTTTATGAAAGCCGTGGCTGTTGGGGCTGGCTGTGGCTGTAAGCTGGTCCTGTTGTCTGCAGGCCGTCGCAACAGGTGCCCAGAAGACCACTGGCAGGCCTAGCGCCTACTGTTTCTGATGCCTGGTCCGGTGATCAGACCGCCTAAGACACCAGGCCCTTAGAAGCGATCTGAGGGGATTTGCCGGCAAATCGCTATAACCATATACCACAAAGTCAGTTAAGCAGGGTTTGACACTGTGTGACATTATATGTAAGGTTTTGGCATGGAATATATCACAGTCAGAATTAGGGCCGATGATCACTCTGAATTAAAGGCATTGGCAGATCAGGAAGACCGCACACTCTGCGCTGTAATTCACCGCATTCTTAAGCTCTACGTCGAAAGGAAAAAAGATGAAGGTGACATTCAAGGTTGATTTAACTGATGAGGAAGTAACCAGAGCAATTGACCAATACGTAAGGCGATGTGTCCAGAAAGAATTTGATGATGTCAGTGACGACGAAATTACCATTGACAAACGTGGCAAAGTAAACAAAGCTGGGGTGATCGCTATAAGTGGCACCATTCACACCTCTGATCAAGAGCCGACGACTAAAAAGAAAAGCAGATTTAGAAAATCAGAATCACACTACCTTTGTGGCGAGTGTGAGTCACGCTATGAAGATTGTGATTGTGTTGGTGGTCCAACCTGTGAAGGCTGTGAAGAACGCTACAACGACTGCAAATGCAAATGAAACCCCAAGGATGGTGATGAAGAAACGCAAGGCGCTGGCGCACCAAGCTAAGGCATTAGAGTGGGCTTTTCCCAGGAACAGGATACCCTTGTTTATGCGCATGCGCTTAGGCAAGACGCTGGTAGCTATTCGTTGGGCACAAAACAAAGGCTGTAAGAAAATCCTGGTGATAGCGCCGTTGACTGTTGTGCCAACATGGCAAGAGGAATTAAGACAGGAAGGTGTCTGGCTGGCAGCAACACTTCTGGGGCCAGAAAAGCAGTGGCGTCACAAGCTTGATCAATCACACACCTGGTACCTCACTAACTATGAACGCGCGCGGCTTAGCCCTTGGCTGTTTGATCTTAAATGGGACTGCTTGATCCTTGATGAATCAGTGACCATACGCAAGCCTAAAGCGCAGATCACCAAGCTGCTTGTCAATGAGTGTCAGCACATACCTTACCGCGCAGCGCTGACAGGGATGCCTAACCCTGAAAGCTTCCTTGACTTTTTTGAGCAGATGCGTTTTCTGTTTGGCGAGTTTCTAGGTTTCAATAATTACTGGCACTTTGCTGATGCTCACTTTAATTCTGTGGGCTATGACCTTCATATCAAACGAAAGTCAAGAGACTTGATTATTGGCACAGTGCATAAACGCTCTTATGTTTTAACCCGTAAGGATGTAGGCGTTGGATCAACGCCAGTGCATCAAACCCGTTGGCTTGATCTACCATCACCAATCAGAAAGAAATACAAACACCTTGAGGACAAGTGGGCAGTTGATGACTATGAGACGGCTTGCAAGCTTACTCAGATGTTGTGGCTACAGAAGATTGCTGGCGGTTGTGCGATGGAAGGCCTAAAGCACAAAGCCAAACTCAAAGAGTTGCTAGGGCTGCTTGGTGGTGAGTTGAGAGGTGAGCAGGTTATCGTTTGGTTTCGATTCAATGATGAGTTATTTGCTTGCCAGAAAAAGATTGGCAACGCTGTGTCGATCTATGGTGATGTACCAATCAAAGTCCGCAAGGCTCGACTTAAAAAGTTTACGCAAGGCAAGGCGCGTGTATTGCTTGCTCAAGCTGCCTGCGCAAAGTATGGCCTTGATTGCTCTAACTCAGATACCATGATTTATTTTTCTCGCTACTTCGATGCCAACATTAACTTGCAGAGCCAAGAGCGTTTCATACACCCTAAACAGAAACGCGACAAGCTGATCATTGATCTTGTCGTCAAGGATACAGTTGACGTTGATATCTTAACAGCGATCAAGACTAAGAAGTTTCAGCAAGGTCTGGTAAGCAATCAACTGTTGAAAAGAATGATTCTGAAAAACTTTAGCGAGAGGTTGGCGGCATGACAGATATTATGACTGTTGATCCTAGTATTGATGCCTGTGGCTGGGCTGTGTTTTCTGGGTATGACGGGCCAGGGTTTAATAAGCTTGAAAGGCCTACAGATAGCGGTGTTATCAGATCATCAGCTAAGGTACTCTGGGCCAATAAAGCATTACGTATTGCTGACAAGTTTGAGGGTGTGTTGCGGGAGCACCATGGGGTAGATCACGTTGCAATCGAACTGCCAAAGTATCTTGACACACGCAAGGGTAGAGTTGCTGCGCGATCAGAGGCATTTACTAAGTTGGTGTTTGTTGTTGGTTGCTTAGCTAAAGTTGTTGTCGATTGCGAATACAACCTAATCTTTGTGCCGGTTGGTAAATGGAATGGGCAGCTAGAAAAAAAGCTTATGACTGAGCGCGTTACAAAGCTTATGAAACAAAAGTACCGCGAGCATGAGACTGACGCGGTTGGTATTGGGTTGCATCTAAAAGGATGGTTTCCGAACAAACCGAAAGGAAGGTGAGTGATGAGAACTGCACTGAGACTACCAAGAAAACCAAGCGCGCTGTTGAAGGTTGCGCTGTGTGATCTTAAGGCTTGTGAGCGTGACCCAGAGTATACAATCAATATGTCTTATTGGCACAGGCCAAACGCTGACGGTCGCTGTTGTGAGGTATGTTTTGCGGGTACAATCATGGCTCAAAGATCGGGTGCATCTATCGCTCAAAGTATTGGATCAACCTCATTTGATAAGGCAACTGAAGATAAATTCAATTGGCTTAATTACCTCAGAATGGGTATCAGCTATTGTATGGGCGACATGCCTGATATCACTGATGTAATTAAAGTTTTGCGCACTAAGTACGTGCCTCACAGCAACAGCCCAACTCAATTCAAAAAGTGGGTCAAGGTTTTAATTCGAGCACTGGAAATACGTGGACAGTGAGGATTGCCAGAAAAATCCTGAGCACCAGCGAGCGCTGGAAACGACACAAGGCCAAGTGGTCTTGTTGCATGTCGTGTGGTCTTCACAAAACAAAGACTAACTACGTCTTTGGTCGTGGCAAGTTGCCTGCTGATATTCTGATGATCGGTGAAGCACCTGGTGAGACAGAAGACCTGACAGGCAAGCCTTTCTGTGGGCGCGCCGGCCAATTACTTAACAAGGCCATTGAGATTGTGATGGCTGAGCGTAGCTTTACTTACTTCATCACAAACCTTGTGGCGTGTCGCCCAACTTCTGGCGGATACAATCGGCAGCCGACGCAACTTGAAGTGATGTCATGCAGGCCAAGGCTGATACAAATAGTTGAGATATCAAAAGCTAAGACAGTGATTGCGCTTGGCCGATTGCCCAGTACACTTGGTTTGACAGGCATGCCGAAAGAAATATACTGGTGCGAGCTTAGGCACCCCGCTTACATTCTTAGGCGCGGTGGTGAAGGCTCAGATGAGTTTCAAAATTTTGTCCGAAAGCTGGCCATGTACGTCAAGATAGCAAAAGAAGGTCACCCACTTAATGAAAATCAAAAGACGGCGTAAGCATTCCTACGCCTACAGTCCCTACACAGACGGCTTAACGCAGTCTGCGCTGGGCCTCTGGCTGCAATGCCGCGAGCAATTCAGGTTGAAGTATGTTGAGGGCTGGTCTGCCAAAGGCAATCCACTACCATTGCATTACGGCTCTGCATCACACCACGTCTTGCGCAGGATGTATGAGCGCAAATTAACGATTAAAAAATCAATCGCTGAGTTTGACAAGCTCTGGCGAAAAGAAAGGCAGACCACCTTTATTCCCCAGAAATTGCTGGCCCAACATGACTTGGTTTTAGGCATGCTTGATTCGATCATGCCCCACTACCTGCGGCGCATACAGAAAAAAGACAAGCCTTTCAATGACTTCAAAACCAAAAAATGGCTGGCGCTTGAGCATAAATTTAAGATACCCTTTGATGTTGAATCCAACCAAGCTGTTTTGCGTGGCATGTTCGACGGCGTATTCCTTGATGACAAAGGCAGGCTCTGGCTATTTGAAACCAAGAATCTCAGCCGTATAGATCAGAATGATATCCAGGCCTCTTTGCCATTTGATCTGCAGGTGATGTTTTACCTGTACGCTTTGGTGCGCACCTACCCAGAACACAAGATAGGTGGTGTGCTCTACAACGTGTTGCGCAGACCTGGGCTAAGACAAGGCGTTAAAGAAACGCTCAGTGACTTCATCAAGCGTATTGAGAAAGATGTCAGCAAAAAATACGCTCATTATTTCATGCGCTTTCCAATGCCTATAACCCGGTCTGAGATTCTTGAGTGGTCTGACAAGACATTATGGCCGATGATAAGTAACTTGCTTGAGTGGTGGCAAGGTCTTGATGACAGCACCCCAAGGCATTACATGAATCCCCACGCACTGGTGGGTAAGTATGGCCGGTGTGAAATGTTCAACGCAATTGTTGATAACAACTTCAACGGTCTTTACCGCCGTGATGTTGTATTTTCGGAGCTTGAAGCATGAACGTAGAATCATCAAATGTATATCGCGTCGTGGCTGGGTTTACTTTTGTTGCTACAGTTAACCCGGCTGATGACTCACTACTACGGGACGGTACGCAAGAGGGTGAGCAGGCTAAGGAAGCCACACTACAGTACAACATCATTGCAACTGACGTACTCAGCGCCTGTCAAGTCATGGGTAAGATCGCTAATGAAGACGTGCCTAACATTGTGGTGCCCACATTTAAGATCATACGCTGTGATCTGATCACCGAAAATTGCATTCTCTTACAGGAAGGTCTGGCAGATGAAAAAGATAAGCCTACCCAAAAAACTGTCTAAGGTGTCAGACGATATCAATGATTATCTGATTCTCATACACGGTGAGAAAAAGATTGGCAAGACTACGCTGGCTTTACAAGAGCCAGGTGTGCTGCTGTTGACCTTTGATCCACCCCAGAAAGCGCTGCGCGTGCTGCAGCGTCACGTTGGTACTTGGCCAGCCCTCACAAAGTATGTCGGTCTGCTGATGAAGGAAGCTAAGAAAAAAGACTTCCCGTATAAGCGCATTGTAATTGACGGCGTTGATATCGCTTACCGTCTTTGCCAGGATTATGTTTGCGCTAAACTTGGTGTCGAGCATCCGCGCGATGAAGCTTACGGCAAAGGCTGGGACATGCTCAAACACGAATTTGCAAAGTACATCGACAAGGTACTGGCTCTGCCCTGTGGTGTGTGGTTTATTTGTCACAGCCGATGGCAAGAGGTAGAAACGCGCAGCGGACCAAAGGTATCTAAGCTGGTGCCCCTGCTTAAGTCGGGTGCTGAAGAAATTGTTGCTGGCAAAGTAGATGGTTGGTTTGCTTACGATTATATTGGCACCCAGCGTATTCTGATAATTCAAGGTGACGAGCGCACAGGCGCTGGGCACAGAATGAGTGAACACGCCAAGCATTTTCAGACACCAGAAGGTAAACGGGTTAAAGAAATTCCAATGGGTAGCTCGCCAAAGGAAGCTTACAGGAATCTCTTAAGCGCTTTTGACAACAAGCAAGAGCACACCAAGGTCAAACGGAAGGAAGGGGGTAAGTCAAAGCGATTCAAACGGAAGGGCAAGTTGCGCATGAAGAAAGATAAGTAATTTCATTTTGATCAAACACGCAGGAAAGGAAAGACCAATGGGTATCAATAAAAACGCATTCTCAAAAGCCAGGAAGCAAGCGACCAAAGCGCGCAAGGCCCGCTTTCAAGACGCGCCTGTGGGCACACACATCTGCAAGATTGTCGGCTACACAAAAGGAACAGGTAAGAAAGGCACGTACGTTAGCGTCACGTTTCTGATCGTTGATGGTGAGTTTTCTGGTAGAAAATTCAGCAAGTACTTTGAGATAAGCGAAGAGCGCCTTAGCTTTTTGCTTGAGTTTCTTGCTACTGCCGGTTTTGAGATGGATGACTTCAAATCCGAAAAGAGTGTCTATAAGGCGCTTGATGAGTTGGTGGGCGACAAGCCCCTAGCCAAGGTGCGTGTCAGCGAGAAAGATGATTTTGTCAATGTCTATTGCAACAAAATCTTCACTGATGAGGAAGCTGAAGACCTGGACATTGACGGCGAAGATGTTGACACAGACGATGAGGATGAGGATGAAGACGAAAGCGAAGATGATGACAGTGATGATGAAGATGATGACAACGATGATGAAGATGATAGTGACTACGCGCCAGCTAAGGGTGATCGCGTTGAAGTCGAGTTAGGCGACGGTGAGAAATACCCAGGCAAAGTGACGCGATCAAGCAAGGCCAAAGAGCTTTGTTCTGTTGAGTTTGATGATGGTGACAAGGAAGCAGGCTTAGCGTGGGCTGATATCGCGCTACTTGATGCCGATGACGATGATGAAGATGAGTCAGACGAATCAGATGAAGATGACACAGATGATAACGATGATGAAGATGAGCTTGATATCAGCAAGGGCATGACGGTCAGCTTTAAGAAAGGCCGCAAAAAGTTTGTGGGTAAGGTGATCAAACTGAATGAGGATGAAGGGACCGTCAGTATCAAGGATGATGACGGCAAGACCCACAAGAACATTGATCACGCGATCCTTGAACTTGTGGACTAACTCTGACCTTCCTTTTGTGCTGAGCCCCCGAAAGCCTGACGACCGGGGGCCAGCATTTTCTTTTTCTCTCTTGAAAGGAAGGTACTGGTATGCCTATATGTATGTGCTGTGGTGGTACCGTCATTGATGATGAGTGCATTACCTGCGGCCAAGATTATTACGAAACTGAAATTGATGAGCTTCCTGCTGATGAGGATGAAGACGAATGATCAGCGGTAGGGTTATAGCTGTGGACACAGAGACACCAGGCCTCAACCCCTGGGCAGGTGTTAGGCCGTTTATGTTTTCGTTTTGCAATGAGCGTTTACAGACAGCGTGTGTTGAGTTTGCTGTTGATCCTATGACGCGCCAGCCAAAACCAAAACGTAAGTGGCTTAAAGCCATCAGGAAGGTGATGGAAAACAAACACATCACCAAAGTATTTCACAATCATAAGTTTGATATCAGAATGATCTTGATGGGCTTTGGTATTGAAACTCTGGGTAATGTCCATGACACCATGTTTATGGCCCATGCCTGTAAGAGTAATGATCTGAAGGGCCTGAAGCTTTTAGCTGTCCGCTACCTGGGCATTGATGTTGATGATGAAACAAAACTAAAAAAGGCTGTCAACACTGCTAGACGGTTCGGCCGGCGTGCTGGCTGGAATCTTGATAAAGACACACAAGCAGACTACTGGGCACCCACTGAAGTGTGGCGGGCTGACCCAGCTTACGCAAAAGAGAAAAACATACCACGCAACGTGTGCCGAAAGTATGCCGTGCTTGATGCTGTACGTACTATGAAGCTCTTTAAGATGTACAGCCAATGGATGGATTCTAACGAGCAAGGCGCTGAGCAAGCTTTATGCACCTATCAACGCGAGCGTAAGCTGTGGCCTGTGCTCAATGCTATTGAGGAAGGTGGTGTTAGTGTTAACCTAAAAATTCTGCGCAGCAAGCACAGGCAAGCCACCAGGTTGGTTAAAGAAATAAAGACTGAGTTTCCGGGTATCAACTTAAACCCGTCTGATTCACTCACTAGGTATTTCTTTGGTAAGAAAGGCCTGAAGCTTAAGTCGATCAAGAGCACGCGCACAGGCAGGCCTTCCCTGGATAAAGACGTACTTGATTATTATGCAGAGCTAAAGCCAAAGATCAAGCGCATTCAGGATTATCGACGGCTAAGCAAGCTGATTGGTACCTATCTCAACAACTACAATGAGCACACCTATGATGGTGTACTGCACCCTAACTTCAATCAGATAGGCGCGCCTACAGGTCGTTTCTCATCCTCAAATCCACCACTACAAAACGTGCCCAACCGAGATAAGGAAGGCTGGCTTTACCAAGCGCGTGCCCCCTTTGGTCCCAGGAAAGGGCACCTCTGGGCAGCATATGACTACAAGCAAGTTGAGGCGCGTATCTTTGCTGAGGAAGCTGATGAGGAAACAATGCTTAAGGCCTTTGCTGAGGGCCGTGATGTCTATGCTGAGTTGGCCATTGTGATTACTGACATGACCGGCATGGGCACACCACGCGATCTGAGCATTGAAGATGAATCTAAGGATGATGCTTTCCAAGAATGGCGCGACACAACCAAGCACAACTTCCTAGGTTGTCTTTACGGCATGAGCAAAAAGCTTCTGGCTATGCGGCTCGGTGTTGAGTTGGACGCGGCCTATGAGATTCTAGAAGCGCTTGATACAACCTTTCCCAGAATAAACGGCTTTATGCGTGATCGAATGAAAGAGGTAAAAGAGCATGGCCACATCATCACGCGGTACAACCGGATGCTGCCAATTGATCCTGAGTTGAATTACAAAGGTGTAGCCTATACCTGTCAATCAGAGGCAGCAGACTTAATCAAGGATGCAATGGTTAGACTTGATCGCTGGATAAGACACAACAGTATTGATGCGCGGATTGTGCTACAGATTCACGATGAGCTAGTCATTGAGTTTCACAGGAAGCATTACCACAAACCGTTTCTTAGAAAGATCAAAGCCTTGATGGAAGATAATCAGGGCATGTTTGATGTTGCCACGCCTGTTGACGTTTCGATTATCAAAGAATCATGGGCCAAGCCGAAAGGAATTGAGTTATGAAAGTTATATATAAATATCCATTGAATCTGCATGATACTGTGTGCGTAAGAACCGTACCGAGAGGCGCAAAGCTGTTGCATGTAGCTGCTGATCAAGGTGGTACGCCCACTCTTTGGTACGAAGTCGATCCTAATGCACCAAAAGAGGAAGTGGCTTTTGCAATAGTAGGCACAGGTAATCAAGTACCCACACTTGGTATATACCTAGGCACGGCTATGTGCATGCCTTATGTGTGGCATGTCTATACCTCTAAAATTACAGGTAAGGCATGAAAATCAGACAGCCACTAAAAACACACGGCGGCAAGTATTACCTAGCCAAGCACATCCACAGGCTTGCTGCTAAGACTGACTACAAGCACAGGGTTATCACTCATGGTGGTGGGCTTGGTGAGTTTTGGAATTGGCACCACAAAGGCATCAGCGAAGTTGTTAACGATACTGATCTACCACTTACCAACTTCTGGCGGGTATTGCAGAGCCCTAGACAGTTTTCCAAGTTTGAACGTGGTGCTCAAGCTACGCCTTTTGGTCAGGAATTTTGGCAGCAAGCAAGCTGTTGCGTATATCCCGCTCTTATTACTGATCCTGAAGGTGATTGGCATGCAGCCCTTAACTTATTTATCAATGTAAGGCAGTCGCGTCAAGGCCTAGGCAAAGACTTCGCAACGCTGTCCCGTAATCGCTTAAGACGCGGGATGAGTGAGCAAGTGTCGGCTTGGCTCAGTGCTATTGAAGGATTGCCTGAAGTACATGCAAGGCTAAAGCGTGTGGTGATTCTCAATGATGATGCGCTTAAAGTCATCAAGCAACAGGATGGCAAGCAGACACTGTTTTATCTTGACCCGACATACCTACCAGAAACTAGAGCAGCTAAGAAAGTCTATCGACATGAAATGACCAAGAAGGATCATATAAAGCTTTTGAAGTTGCTGGCCACGATCAAAGGCAAGTTTCTGCTTAGTGGATACCCAAGCGCGCTGTACAAGAAATATCAAAGACAGCACGGCTGGAATCTCACCAAGATCAAGATTGATAACAAGGCAAGCAGTAAGAAAACCAAAGACGTAAAGACTGAATGTATCTGGCGAAACTACTAATGAAGATTAAACGAAGTAAAATCAAATTGGTGCGGGGTGATTGCTTAAAGCTCATGCCCAATATACCTGCAGGCAGTATTGATATGGTTTGTGCTGACCCACCCTATGGTACTACTGCCTGTAAGTGGGATTCAATTATTCCACTTGACTTAATGTGGGAACAGTTGAGACAGGTGGTTAAACCAAATGCTGCTATTGTGATGACCGCAAGTCAGCCATTCACAAGTGTACTGACTTTAAGTAATGTAAAAATGTTTAAGTATTGTTGGGTATGGGACAAGCCAGCAGCCAGGGGCCATTTTAATGCAAAGAAAATGCCAATGAGAGCGCATGAGGATATTGTGGTTTTTTATGAAAAGCAATGTGTCTATATCCCTCAAATGACAAAAGGGCATGGAAGAGTAAGGGCACTAAAAAATAAGAAAAATAATTCTGATGTATACAACGATAACACCAAAACCACCAATTATGACTCAACTCAAAGATACCCTAGAAGTATCCAGACCATCAAGCAAGAGCCACAGACCCATCGAGTACACCCAACCCAAAAGCCAGTGGCTCTGATGGAATACCTGATTAAGACATACACCAACCCAGGTGATACTGTTTTAGATTTTGCGATGGGATCAGGCACCACTGGTGTTGCATGTAAAAACTTAGGCAGGCGATTTATTGGAATTGAATTAGACAAAACGTATTTTGAAATTGCAAAAGATCGGATACATGGAAGTACCTAAAACATTACGCGCCTACAGCCAGCATGGCACTGCTTTCCATGATCGCAGTGGTGATGAGTATGTAGGCAACTGCATCTTCTGCGGTAAGCAGGGGCATTTCTACGCCAACAAAAACACAGGGCAGTGGTCTTGCAAGCGCTGTGGTGCTAGTGGCAACTTCCTTTCTTTCTTGGATCAGCTTATCGAGTATTGTGATGAGCACACGACCGGCAAAGAGCTTAAGAAGCTCAGCAAGCTACGTGGCATTGATGTAGCTACGTTAAGGCGCTGGCATCTTGTTCGTGATGATGCAGGAGAGTGGCTAATACCTGTACGTAACATCAAAGGCAAGATACAGGATGTGCGCATATTCTCTGGAGGAAACACGATCAGTACCACAGGTGTTAAGACGTGCCTGTGTGGCGCTGAGCGACTAAACAAAGTTAAGGGGCCTGTCTACGTTTGTGAAGGTGAATGGGATGCAATGTCGATGGACATGCTGCTACACAAGGCAAGTAAGAAAGGCCTTGCTGTTGGTACACCAGGTGCTGGCACCTTCAAAAAAGAATGGGTCGAGTGGTTGGTTGGCCGTGATGTTGTTTTGATCTATGACAATGATAAGCCGGGTGATGATGGTGCTGAGCGCACAGCCAGGCTACTAGATGGCACGGCCAAGAGTATCAAGTATGTTTGCTGGCCTTACACGTCACCTGATGGTTATGATCTGCGTGATTTTGTTGGTGAAACCAAAACCACCAAGGAAGCTTGGCGCGATCTTAAAGCGCTGACCAGGGCTGAACATCGCAAGGCACAAACTAAAAAGCTGACGATCAAGATTGCTAAGTCGAAGGCCAAGCCAATCACCTTTGATCAATTGATGGCCAAGTATGAGAAGTGGTTGTTGCTTAATGATGATCTGCGCATGGCCATCAAGATCATGCTGGCCACAGCACAATCAACTTGCATCCCTAAAAACCCTGTTTGGCTTTTCTTAGTTGGGCCTGCATCTGGTGGAAAGACAACACTGCTCGACACCATGCGCGCTCACCAGGCTACTCACTTTGAATCAACCATACGCAGGCAATCACTAGTCAATGGCTGGCGCGGTGAGGGCGGTGATCCTTCGATCTTGCCTAAACTAGACGCCAAGACGTTTGTGCTGAAAGATTACACAGAAGTCTTACGCATGAGTAGTGACGCACGTGAGGAAGTTTGGTCAACGTTGCGCGGCGCTTACGATGGCACGGTTGAGCGCGTATTTGGTAATGGTGTTGAACGCCGCTACAAGTCTCACTTCACCATGTTGGCCGGTGTGACATCTGAGATACACGGCCATAGCCAGGCCACAATTGGTGAGCGTTTCTTAAAATTTCAGATTATGAAAAAGACGTTGTTTAGCAGCTTCGATCAGAGTATGCAGGCCATATACACCATAGGCCTTGAGCCAGAGCGTGAATCAGATTTGCAAGAGGGTGTGGCCAGATTCTTAAAACGCAAGCCCATCTTTTGTGGGAATGAACCTGCCATCAATAATCGAGTGATGAAGGCCCTTCTGCCCCAGAAGTACCAAGCCAGGATTGCCAGGCTGGGTGATCTGATTGGCCTGTTACGCGCCCAGGTTGATCGTGAGCAGTATCACAGGGACACGATCAAGTACAGGCCCCAGCAAGAATCAGGCAGCAGACTGGCTCAGCAGCTTGTGAGGCTGTCCCTGGGCCTGGTGTCGGTTCTAAGCAAGCCTGCTTTGGATGATGAGGTTTACGCCATTGTCGAGCGTGTGGCCTTAGACACGGCCATAGGCTGGCACCTGGACGTGGTACAGGCCCTGATGATGGATGGGGGGGTTTCCGATCGCGCCAAGCTCACAGAGGCTACAGGTATTCCCAGGAGCAACCTAGAGCGCCACCTAGAAAACCTGTTAATGCTCAAGGTGGTCACCCGCAAGGAAGCCAAAACCAGCCTCGGTCGTGGCACCCGATTTACCTATGCGATTACCAGGCATGTAGCCGACCTTTGGGAAAAGGCCCAGATCAGTCTTGATCATCGCCGTGTGGAAGCTGAGGTTAGCGCCGGCAAAGCCAAGGGTGTGCTTAAGAAACGTATGAGGATTAAAAAGAAAGGAAGTGGATGATATGAACAGATCGGTACTACAGGATTGGGTGTGTGAGCTTCCATTTATGCAGCAGTCGGTTTTGATTACTGCATGTCGTGGACCGGATGGACTACCAAAGAACCACGCAGCCAAAGTCATTGGTAAGTATGTACGCCGATGCTTTTTAATTCGAGCATTTGAAAAAGATGAATGCTGTAATCCTTATGCGCCGGGTGGTGGGTCATTTACAGGGCCATGTACAAACGCAAAAATTATTGAGGTAGGTGGTGTTGTCACTAACACGCATAGAATGTGGCCACACCATACGGCGTTAAGCAGTCCACTGTGTTGCGAAAAAACCCCACTGTTAGACGTAGCTCTTGGTCTATACCTTGATGCGGTTGACGATATGCCTCATCATTTTCAGACACATATCATGCATGCTGCACAAATCTTAGGTGCCTGTCACCCAGATAAAAATGTTTCAGACTGGTGGCAGCACTGTTATCTGAGGATTGTAAATGATATGCATTTGAATATCGAGTCAATTGAGCAAATGAATAAGCGTCTAGGTGACAATGAAGCTAACTGGCGAGCAGCAGAGCTATGAGAATCAATCGCAAACAAGTAAAGATCATCGACACTGCTGAGCAAGCCTTTGTCAGTGGTGATTGGTTTGCGTTTGACCAACTGCTGCGCGATCACCCAAGCATTATCCTAGGCCATCGGTCAAGCAGTCAGGCTACGTTTTTGCATTACGCGGTGTGGAAAAAGAATCACGTATTAGTTAAGGCTTTGATCAAGGCTGGTGCTGATGTCAACTGGCAAAACAACCAAGGCTATACACCTCTGATCAATGCCTGTGCTGCTGGTGATGATGCGTCTGCACAGCTACTACTGCGCGCCGGCGCTGATACTAGCCTACGCGATCATATGGGTAGGGATGCTGCTTGCTTTGGCTTACTAGAAACAAAACCCAAGATGAAAATCAAACGAAAGGAAAGGTGAGTGATGGACCGCGCTGACTTATTGGCCCTGCACGCTACGTTTTGTGGCAAGGGTGCTGCCCTGATTGATGCCAAAAACCACGACTATTCCGGGGCTAAGGCTTCTGGGCAAAACGTGTTTGGTAATCTCATGTCTTGCGAGCAGCTAGGGCTTTGTGAGGCTGAGATTGGTATCCTCATAAGGATGGTTGACAAGATCAAGCGCCTTGTTACTCACTTCAATGATGGGGAGTTGAAAGTGTCTGATGAATCGGCTGAAGATTCGTTGATTGACCTAAGCAACTACGCATTCCTGCTGTACGCACTCCGTCAACATAGAAAGGAAACGGATAACGATGAAAGAGGTAACACCTAAAACGTATTTGATTGGCTGCACAGGAATAGCCTTTGAGAGTAGCGATCATGGATTGTGGCAATATCTGTGTGATACAGGTAACGAACGATTTTATGATGACTATATTAAGCAGGCTAGGAATGATGGGTTGTCGGATGGCGAAATACTCTGTAGCTTTTACGCCAAGCTCTGCTACAAAGCCTTGTGCGTTGGTGACAACCCCAACATCACTAAAACCAGGGACATCAAGAGCAACCTTGAGGCCTGCTTTAATGCCGGGCATGGGTCCGTGTTTGAGCACTGTTGGCTTAATTTCGTGACGACCGATTGCAGCCGGGTTTTTACGCATGAGTTGGTAAGGCATCGAATCGGCACGGCGTTTAGTCAAACCTCTGGGCGCTATGTTCGGCTCGATTCAGAAAACGATATGGAAATGGTGATCGATCCAATTCTTGAACCCGTTAAATACGTTATCAATGAAATCATGGATGACCTTAAGAGGGCGTACCATACTTGCGTTGCTTTGCTGGGTATTGAGAATATAAAAGACTTTGACAAAAAGAAAAAATTGACCAGCGCCCTGCGTCGCATGTTGCCCAACGGCCAAGCTAATGAGATAGGCTGGTCAGTGAACATCAGAGCCTTGAGACACCTGGTTATGATGCGCACCAGCCGACATGCTGAATGGGAAATACGGCTTGTCTTCAATCAGGTCTATGACTTGATCAAAGCTAAGTTTCCTTTGATGTTCTATGGTGCCCAGGAAACAAGCGTTGACGGTTTGCTTGAAATTTCTGGGATGAAAATGCAACCTTACGAGGAAGCAACATGATCTGGCTTATTGTTATTGTGTCGATTTTTGTTGGTTTTATCTTAGGTCTCATGTATTGCGTTGAGATGAACAAAGGATCGCGCAAGCGGCTGCAGAAATCAAGTTTTATGTTGTGCTATGCCCTTCGCGCTCAACTAGATCCTGCCCAGAGACAGTACGTGATGAATGTAACTAAAAAGCTTTTTAAGTCAGAACAACAAGCCAAGGAATTTAAGCAGGCAGTTGACGACTTGAAACAAGAATTGGAGAAATGGAATGTCGAAGACAATCAAAATCAAACCTGACAATCTAGTGTTATACATCAAAGAGGATGGCTACTGGCTGGAGTTTCAGGCGTCGAATGGTCGTCTACGTGCTTTGATTAACCTTAATCAATTAGGCAAGGGCGAAATTACAGTCGAAACAATAAGGAATTGGTGCCATGAACAAAAAGAAAAAACCATCTAAGCTGACGCAGAAGGAAAGAGCAGAGCGCCATGAGCAGATGGTTAAACTAGTGGGTAGTGGCATCCCTGTTGCTCAGGTGGCTAGCCACTACAACGTCAATACACAGACGGTGCGCAATGCCTGCGCTAAAGCTGGTGTTGACCTTGACAACAGAGGCAGGCAGCTTAGGTGGGTTATCTGTCCAAGCTGTGACAGTCGTGTTACTGCGGTACGTGCCAAGAGTGGGATTGAGCTAGAGACCTTTAAGAGATTTGTGGCAGGTGCCTGCATCTATGTGTACCTCTACAGCTACTTGCCGGCGCGCAGTAAGCAACGACATTACGTCTTTGTTTGGTTTCAGCCAGAGACTGTGTTTAACAATATTGATGTGGTCAAGGAAAGTGAGTTGACTGCATTCTTGAAAGAGACAGGGCTTGAGACCCATGACATACAGCAGATCAAGTATGAGCTAACAGGGAGCTTTAAGGCATGACGGTTGACCTAACCAAAAAACACCCAATGTACGGAGCTTCAGCAGAGCGCACACTTGATGAGTTGGTTGAGCAGTTGGTGCCTGAGTATCCTGATGAGTTGCCAAGGCTCAAACGCATGAGCAGATATCAGACGCTGTATCACCTGTTTAGGACGATGCGGGGCGCGGTGAGCACTACTGAGTTTGGATCACCTGAAGCAGCGCCTGAGTTTTGGTATGTGATCTGCAAGGCCATGGAAAGAGCCCAGCAGTTGAACGAGGCCCTTATCACTGAAAGGAAAGATGCTATGAAGATTGTTGACCAACGGATTGAGAAAAGCCAGACGACTAAATGGGTCAGTAACATACCCCTGGGTACTATTTTTGATGGCACTATTGGCCATGATAAGGATGAGTTGGGGCCTTATCTACGTAATGAGGCTGGAGTTGTTAGCTTGTCTAATCCACGACAAAGCTGGCATGTAGGTATCGCCACACTGACGGTACACAACTACCAAGAATTGTACGCTGAATTGATCATCAAAGGGGTCAAATAATAGGTTTATACTGTTCAAGTTTCACCCCCCATTTGAGACATTTGTAGGGGGGTCAGAGTGTGAACAGTATAATCACTTTGAGGGAAAGGAAAATGGGTCTTACTGTTCACAACTTGACCCCCTTAAGCGGTCTTACTGTTCAAGATTCGACCCCCCTTGCACCCCCTGTGGCGCTGTCTAGAGGCGGGTTATACTGTTCGGGTCTAAGGGGGGTACGGTGTATACTGTTTTCAGTAATATATTAACTAACAAACATATAACATATAAGTAATAATATTACCTTTAAGGTAATAACCTCACACACCCTACCCCCTACGGATGTGAACAGTATAAAAAGGAAAAAAATCATGTCGATTGATGAAGCTTACCGATGTCTAAAAAAGCACCTTGGATTTGGTGATCTTTGGATAAAGATCAATGACGTAGATCACCGTGAAATTGTTGAGGTGATTTGGGAACCTGAGAGAGGTTATCAAATTCGGGGTGCGCCTTTGGATGTCAGAAATATGTTTGGAATTACTGACGATACCCCATACAGTCAATTCTTGCGTGGGTATGCCGTAGGAATACGTGAACGATTCAGAAAGGAAAAAGAGAATGGTTGAGCTTAACAAAAACACAAAAGCATTTCGATCACAGTTGATGGCTGCTGCGCTGGGGGCAGCTTGGACGTTGCCATCAGTCAAAGAAAAGAAAGTGCCGAAAGCGCCGAAGTGGTGGACGCTGCCCAACATTAGCTTGGTTGATGGGCCTAAGATTGCGTTGCAAAACAAAGCGGTCACAACTAAGCGCGTTGCTGATTTGAGGCGACGGATTGAAAGACGAAAGAAAGCCTATGAAGCCCACGTAAGAGCAGGTAGGCCTGGGCGGGCGGGTAAACAGGCCTTACGGGCCAGAGGGCTTAGACGCGAGCTACAGCGCTTGGGGGGTTGATGGATTTTGAGGTATCACAAGACGTGTTTTATCTGTTGCGATTAAAAGCCTTGATGGCTGGCAAGCATTTTCGGTGCAAAGGATTTACATTGACCACCACCAAAGGCTACAAGGTGCGAGTTAATCCCAAGCTACCTAGACTGACGGCTAGGGCAATCAGTGAGCGCGGCCAGTTGATTCTTAATCGGATTGAAAAACGCGCACAGCGCAGGCGGGGTGGATGATGCTGTTTCCTGCAGATCAGATTAAGATGGTTAATGAGTTGTTGGCTGATGTCTCTGGCGCGTTAACCTACTGGGAAATTGATTTTATCGAAAAATGTGCTAGACAGTTTGATGTAAACCAGCCTTTGGTGGGTATGCAAACTGAAAAGCTCAAAGAGATTTGGCAAAAGGTGTTTGGCTAATGTACATCGACCCAATGACAGGACAGAATGAATTTGAATGCGTGGCTGATCTAGTTGTAGGCCGGGCTGTGTTTGATTACATGGTTGATGGGATTAAGTGGGGCACTCGCATTGATGGCCTCACGTTGCTAACGCGATCTGGCTGGCTTGTGATGTGTGATGACTCTTTCCCAGAAACTGCTTTGATGGCTAACAGTGAAGTAGGCAGGTGCATTATTAGTAATATCATAAGATCATCTTAATCGAAAGGAATCGCAATGTTGGTATTAGGCAGGTATGTTGGTGAAGAAATCAGTATTATCGTTAACGACAAAGAGCTAGGCCGGATAAAGCTCTGTGACATACGCGGTGAAAAAGCGCGGATTGGTTTTGAGTTTCCTGGTAGTGTTAAGATCATGCGTAGTGAGTTGGTTGACAACAAAACCCCTGACGAAAGGAATGAAAATGAATTGTGTGCCATCTGTAAACAGAAGCTTTGGGATGGGCGCGACCATGAGCCCTACATCAATGGCCACGCGCACTGCGTGTGCAAACAAGAAGTGCAAGGCCGGGTTAATCAAGGTGCTAAGCATGAAGATGCTGAGTATCTTGTACGTTATCGGGCTGAGCACAACCGTGGGTTGTTCCGCAAGCGGGGGTATTGATTGGCCTGTGGTTCACGCTGAGCTTAGTGAAGCTGCTGCTGTCGCCAGAGACTTCAGGGCGCTGGCTGGGGTTGGGTCTGAAGAATATGATGCCTTGAATAAAGTGGTTGAGTATACTGAGGAAGCGCGTGATGTGGCTGGCGCTGTTGCTCTAGGTGAGGATAGAAAAGCGCGGGTTGAGGCGTTGCTTAAGGAAGGGATACGAATCGCCACACGGTTGATTGATGATATTTCTGATCCAGAAAAGAAACGAAGGGCACAGCTTGCTCTGATTGTCTTGAAGATGAGTTTGCGTCGGGCTGGTTTTCGGTTAGAATGATTGATATTCAAGCGCCGGCGCATCATCTGACATACGTGGTGCGTCGGTTTTAGGTGGTGAGGCCCTACTTGCTCACAGTGGCCAATGTGGGGTGAGTAATCGTGAGTGAGCCAATGAGCGAAACCAAACACGGTGCCTAACCTGGGGCTTGCGTAAGCAGGCCCCTTTTTAGTATCCTATTAGGCTTGATGCTGTACTTACTCGCTGAGACAACAGAGGTTGGTGTACCAACATGGATGCAAGTTGGCGCTGGTGGGCTGTTTGCTCTGTTTGTGCTGCGGCTTGTGTTTGATTTTTTGAAAGATTACAAACAGAAAAAGAATGGCCATAATGGTCAGTGTAAAATTGAATCCATAGAGCGTGTTATCTTGCGGGGTAGAACACCCGATAAAGCAATGCTTCAAGAAAACGAAAAAGATAAGGCACTCAACCAGTTAGCCAAAGATATGGCTGAGAATGTGAAGGAACAAAAGCGCACTAGACATATAAGTCAAGCTGCCTTAGCCCGAAGCTTAGGTGTTCATCCCAGAGAATTAAAACCTGATGAAACTGGCGTTGGTATGCCTGCAATTCTTGATGATGATTAAATGAAAGTAAAAAATAAAAAAAGAAAGCGCGATAATACGCGTGATAAGAAACCTGTAGGCTCGGCAGTGCAACACTTCACAGCGACAACGCGCGAACAGTTTTACTATTACCTAGCAGTTAAGGGTAATGTAAGTTACGCATCTAGGAAGATAGGCATAACAAGACGTGCTTGCTATGACGAGCGCAATCGCAATGCTGAGTTTGCCCAGAAGTGGGATGATGCATTACAGATTGCTTTCGATGACATGGAGTTAGCGGCGCATAGGCGCGCTGTTGATGGTGTTGATCATCCTGTTTATTACCAGGGTGATCGCGTTGACACCTTCAAAGAGTACAGTGACAGACTGCTGATGTTCTTGCTCAAGGCAGCTAGGCCTGACAAGTTTAATGATCGCTTGGTACACGGCGTCGATTCATCAATCAAAGAGCTACAGCAAGACAGGCTTGTTATTGAAAAGGCCTTGTCTGACCCAGAGTTGGTGCGCCACCTGCGCAACGCAAATGATCGAGTGAAACAGATTGAATGCACGGTACTTGAACCTACTGAATCTACTGACACAGAAAGGAATGAAGATGATTGATTATTCAAAAGTAAAACGTGGTGATATCTTGCGTTTGGTTGGCGCTGGTGCGCCAGGGATGGCAAAGCTTGGTGACCTACTGCGTGTCACAAAGATCGAAAAGAATGGTGTGCATGTCGAAGATGTGCATGGTGAACCAATCCACTTTGTTTACAACTGCGGTGCAGTGCGGTTAGAGCCTACTGAATGGAAAGATGACTTTCCTAGGGAAGCTTTAATCAATGAGGAAGGTCTTGCCATACTTCGCATGGATGGCAACGAAAGACACATAGAGGTAGCTGACCACTCTAAGGAATGATGACGTATGGAACGTGAACCAATCAATTACTTTGAAACCAAGTGGGCGCAGCGAGTGGTTAAGTTTGGTTGGTGGTGTCACCTGCTAGGCCTTATCGCTTGGTTGCTTAATCTCATTCTGGATTTGATCTGAAAGGAAACGTGATGGCTAACAAGTACGAAGTATTGATTGATGAGTGGACTAAGGGCGCTAAGACGTTGCGTGACAAAGGAACAAATGCAAAGTCTCAGCACCCCAAAGTTGCAAAGCAAATTGGTGTTGCAGTCAGCATGCTTGAGGAATGCTTAAAAGAACTGAAACAAGTGCATGAAAATCAAGAAACCAAAACCCAAAGCGCCTGAGTTGCCTGAATGGGCATGGCGACTGCATCCACACACTTATGCCAAGAAAGTATCAGATGGTGCGTGGCATGATTACAGATGGCTCTGTGATCTGGGTAACATCGCAATGGATACAGTGCTTGCGCATGAGGGCAGGCTAATTGTCAACGCGCCACCAAGACACGGCAAGAGTTGGTTGCTCAGTAAGTGGCTGCCAATCTGGTTACTTGATATCAGGCCTCACTCTAAGATCGTAATTGCCAGCTATGGCAATGAGCTTGCCAGGGAGTTTGGCCGGTTGGTACGTGATGAGTTGCGCACTAATAAGTTAATCAGGGTCAAGCTTCGTGAAGACGCTGATGCAGCAGGGCATTGGATTACTCCAGAAGGTGGGGGCATGCAGTGTGTTGGTATCAACAGTCCTATCACTGGATTTGGTTATGACCTAGCCATCATTGACGACCCGATCAAGGATTGGACAGAGGCACACAGCCCTACCTACAGAAACAAACTTAAGGCTTGGTTTCATTCAACCTTTGACACGCGCGCTGAGCCTGGAGCATCCATCATCGTCACGATGACGCGCTGGCACAAGAAAGATTTTACTAACTTCCTAGAGCATGAGCATGGCATTGAATGGAAGCATGTCATCGCCAGCGCGATCGCTGAAACAGACGATCCTGTCTTTCATCGCAAGAAAGGTGAGGCTCTTTGCCCAGAAAGGTATGACGTTGCAACGCTTGCGCGTAGGAAGGTAAGTGCCGGCTTTGCTTGGTGGCCTTTATACCAACAAGCGCCTAAGTTGGTCAATGTAGGTGCTGCTTACGAGCGCTACCATGATGGCACTGTGGATGATTCAATAGAGTTAAATACAAGTGAGCCCTTGTGCTTGATGCTTGACTTCAATATCAATCCAGGTATGCACGGCGAGATAGGCCATTACGATTCAGTGGATGATGTGTTTGACGTGGTGCATGAGATATTTGATCACGGTCTTAGCCTTCAGAAGCTGTTACAACGCTTCATTGCCTTCTATCACAATATGGGGCCGTTTCCGTCGATCCATGTTTATGGCGATCCTGCCGGCGGCGCGCGATCTATCGAGACAGGTCACACCCGTATTGATGTGATCAGACAGGCACTGACAGAGGCTGGCTTGCCCAACATCATGCGCTTTGCGTCTAGCCATCCGTCACCTATTGATGTGATCGGATCAGCCAATGAGGCCTTAAAAGACTTTGAGGAAGTGTCCCATGTCCGTGTTCATTCCAGGTGTGAACGTCTACTAAACGACTTTGAGAACGTGGTTTGGAATGACGCTGGCACCAACGTAGACAAATCTGATAAGATGATAACCCATGCATCAGAGGCGTTTGGCCATTGGGTGCATAGACTAAGACGCGTGCGCAGTCCCAAGCGCATGCAAGGACCAGGCACAGGGGCAAGGATAATCCTGGGCTAGCCACTGAAAGGAATGACGATGGACCCTAAAGAGTTAGCGAGCCTTGATCAAGACGCGGCGATAGTGGTTGACAGCCTGTGCCCGATGCTTCGGTCATTCTATAGACGGTTAGTTGATGAAGGCTTTAGTCGTGATCAAGCTTTTATTTTGACACGTGATTATCTGAAGGGCACCATACAAGGAGGTTCTGACGATGGCATTGACAATCAAAAAAGGTGACGAAGTTAAGCCAGGTTATTGGGGTCGCCCCAATGATGAGGAAGTGTCTGTGTGTTGTCCAGACTGTGGTAAGGCCGGTGCGCTGGCTGACTACGACATTGATGACAACGGCTACGTAAGGCCCAGTCTTGTGTGTCCCAATGATGATTGCGACTTCCATCAATTCGTGAAGCTTGAGGATTGGTTTGGTGATGACTAAGCCACTTTCCAAAACTGACCCGAAGACCTACGCGCTTTGCTTACTGGTAATGCTTGGCATTGCCAGTACTACAATAATTGAGGGGTTGCGTCTTGGCTCCTGGGTACTTGTGGTAGTCGGTTTAGTGTTGGCTGCTTCGTTTTGGGTGTCATGGGCACGAAGACATAAAGACTCAGCATGAGAATTAAACGCAACAATAATGGTAACGGCATTGGTCTTGCCCAGGGAATAAAGCCACTCAGAGCAGCAACGGCTGCGCCTGTGCCTGCACAGATGGGCGAGCAAACCAAAGGCCAGACTGGCGGCATGGCCATCTTGATTACTCAGCCAGGGCTGAGCCAACCGCCACCAGGTACGTTTGCGACTTACCGCAGGATGCGATCTAACCCAACAATCGCAATGGCGCGCGTTGCCACACAAGCGCCGATCAAGAAAGCTGACATATCAATAGGTAAGACTGACGGTGCGCCTGATGAGTGGGCTGAGTTTATCAAAGGCAATCTTACTTCGATGTGGCCTTGGATTAGAAATAACAGTCTCTTTGCAATGGATTATGGGTACAGTTCCTTTGAAAAAATCTTTGATCTGAATGAAAGTCAGCAGATCGTGCTTAAGCGTCTTAAGCCTTTGCTGGTGGACAAGACCACCATCTTGCTCGACAAAGAGACAGGCGCTTTTGCAGGTTTGAAGAATGGCAACGTGAAGTTACCTGCTGAGAAAGTCTTTTGTTATGTCAATGACAGTGAGGCAGGTAGCCCTTACGGTCGATCGCGCCATGAGAATATACGCGGCGTCTGGAAAAACTGGTTAGATACAGCAATCAGAATGGGCGACTATGGACGTAAGGTTGCTGGTGTTATCCCAATCATTACTTACCCAGAAGGTGAAAGCCGTGACGCTGGTGGCTCGTTAGAAGACAACTTCAAGCTTGCCCAAGATATGCTTGCGAATCTAGGTAGTAAGCTTAAGGGTGTGGCTATGCCCAACAGCTTTGCTAAGTGGGCTGATCCTCAAGACTGGATTAGGCGCGGTGTTGATCCTGAATCAATCAGGCCTTGGATCATTAGCTTTCTGGAAAGCAAAGGCAACCACGGCAAAGACTTTACAGACCAATTGCGTTATTGGGATGTGCAGTTAATACGTGGTTGGCTCTTGCCAGAGCGCGCTATCACTGAAGGTCAGCATGGCACCAAGGCTGAGGCTGCCGCGCACATCGACGTGGCGTTTGCTGTTGCTGAAGACATCCTTGATGATCTGATCAGGTGTGTTAACTGGTACATTGTCGATCAGCTTCTAGTGATTAACTTTGGTGAGCAAGCGCGTGGCCAGGTCTTTCTTGAGCACGGCCCAATCATCGACCAGGACAAGCTATTCCTGCGCTCACTTCTGGAGAAAATACTTACTAGCCCAATCGGCTTTGAGTTGCTGTTTCCAGTACTAGCCCTTGATCAGATACTTGATCAGAGTGGTATACCTAGGACTGATGATGAAGATGAGCTAATGCCAATGCTTAAGCAGATCATCGACCCAGATGTTGCTGACCCTAAGCAGCCAGCACAATCCAAGCAGGCTGCGGGCGCTGAGACTATTGTTGAAGGCGTTAAGCTCAACGGCGCGCAGATCACAGCGGCCAAGGATGTGCTTACTGACGTACGAAATAATCAGATGTCACCTGATAATGGTGTTGAGTTGTTGGTAGCGGTAGGCATTCTTGAGGCTACAGCCCAGCGCATGATAGCAGCAGCAGTGAAGTTTAAGGCAGGACCAGTGATACCAAAGTAAGGCTGAGTTTCCTTTCACCCTTGGCCTCTTGTTAACCCAGCCTGGGGCCAAGGGGTTTTTAATTATGATTGATGATCGAACACTCAAAGCACGTGCAATTGCCTGGGGGCTGTACGTACTTGTAGCGTTGAGTATGTTGGTACTCACAGTGTTGTGCCTCACAGGCTGTCAAGCAGCGCAAAGCCCAACAGTCCCAACGCAAAAGAATCCCAATATCTATATCATTGGTGATAACAACGTGGTTAACATGAAATGGAAAACAGATATCTGGCTAGAAGGTGGTCAGAAAACAGAGCAGAAACAAGACATTAAACCCGAAGTTACAATACCCTTGAGGTGATGGCATGTTTAAGAAAATGTTTAAGAAAAAGAAAAAGGTAAAGCCTAAGCCTGTAAAGGCCAAGATCTGGAAAGACATCGACCCAGACTTTAAGCCTTGCAAAGACGGCAAACACGTTTGGTCGAAAGGCCGCAAGGTGTTTTGTATTAAGCCTAATTGCGGGGTCTTCAAAAGTGATCCAACAATTCGTGCTATGACGCGTACGCGCTTGGAAAAGATCAAATCTTGATGCACAACACACTAGCCAAGATGTCAAAGTCTGCTTATGGCGATCTTGCCCAGGTGCAAGATGATTGGCCATCCTACAGCGTAAGCTTGATCGAAAACAACGGCACCCAAGTCTACAGCTTCAAGGATGAAGACTTTATCATCTTTGCCTTCAGGGGTACTGAGTCAGATAAGATCAGGGACATCATCACTGATCTGCAATTCAGAAAGACACCTGTAGCATGGGGCAGGGTACACAGAGGCTTTCATATGGCGCTTGAGTTGGTCTGGCCTGAGCTATGGCAGTACGTTCAAAACGCTGCAGGCCGTCACGTCTTCATCACAGGCCACAGCTTGGGCGGGGGTCTTGCTGAGTTATTCGCTATGATGCTCACCAGACAGGCTGTAAGGCCGTCCGCTGTGGTGACCTTTGGCTGCCCCAGGGTTGGCAACAGCACCTTCAGGCGGCTCTACAGCGCCATCCTAGGCAACGTGAGCTATCGCTATCACCTCAAGAACGATCCAGTGCCCCACTTGCCTCTCTGGCTGATGGGTTATCGACACCCCAAGCAATTGCAGTGGTGGTGCGGCAGCAAGTTTCACAAGCGCATGGGTGTCAAGTCTTGGCTGCGATCTGTGCTCAAGGGCAAGATCGAAGATCATGCCGTCGATAATTACGTCTCAATGTTTGAGTAAATAAAAAACGCACCGACCAGCGCCGGCGCGCACCCGCTAACTACCAATGGCGGGGTTTGTCATATTGAATAACTAGTCAACGCATCGCTAAGGGACAGGTTCATTTCATCAGCAGATGTAATTACAGCAGCCATATGCTCACCAAACCCAATACGAAACTTACCGTGTAGCCATCCGGTAGCGCCCATCTGCGCTATCTCAGCAGCAGAGAAACGCGTTGTCTTTGCTAGGTGATCGGCGCATTGAGCAATGGTCAGGATAATATCGAAGTGTACTCTGAGTGGACTGATGGCCACAACACGCAATGCACTTTTGTACGCTTCACTTGAGCACAGCATTTGTCCCTTCATCATTCACTTCCTTTCCGTGTAAGGGATGGCCTGGTTAATTCGATCCTGTGTACCTTCCCAGAATTGACGCATGATGTCTTTGCCTGTGCAAGCCCACCAGCAAGTGAGGCCGTGCTTAAATTCCTGGTCAGGGTTGGCCTTGGCTAACTTGATTGCAGCAACGTAAGCTTTGAGGCTCACTGTCTTGTCGATTGCTGGTAGGTGAATGACTCGCATTAGCTGCCTTCCTTTCTGGGACTATGTTTTTCGTAATAGAATTGGGCTGTTTTGCTGTTTGGCTTAAAGTTATTGCTAAGCCAATCACAAGCGGTACCATTGATGATAACACGATGAGACCATGCCGGTACATTTTTAATGCGTCTAAATTCAATGGTTGTACCATCTGCTGCTTCGTATATCTTACGTAGTTTCATGGTCTGGTTTTTTAGGTTGTTTGTCATGTTCTTTCCTTTCTTCTATTACTATATTACCACAGGGTAATAAGACTTGTCAAGGGGTTTGGCTAAAAAGCTATTACCATAAGGTAATGAAAATACTAGGGTTATAAGATACTTGCAAAATTCATTACCAGTGGGTAATATTATGAGCATGAAAGACACCTGGACAACAACCGAGCTACCCAACGGCCGCACCTTGCTTGACGGCCCGATGGATGAGTTTACCGATGCATTAGACCATTGCCAGAAAGAAGGCCACCATACAGTACGCGCCGGCCCCAAGCCTGTTGGTTCAAAGGCTGCCGACCCTTTGGCCCAAGAATTTGACCCAGACCAATTCAGGATTATCTTTGAAAGGAATGATTGTGAAGACGCTACAGCTACCAAAAAAGACTGTGGTTGACCGTGCAAGGTGGTTGCGTGGTAGCTACGGCAGTAACGATGATCCGTCAATGCTCTTTCGATCAATAGACGATAGGCTGTGCTGCTTGGGGTTTGGCTCAAAGCAAGCAGGCTGTGCAGTTGAGCAGCTTAGTGGATTACTTACGCCAATAGATTTACAAAAATGGAAAAGCATTACCATAGTAGGCCTGGTAATGGGTGAGAAAAACTCTGGCTTAGCTCTTATGGCGATGCGCATTAACGACGATAGCAAGATTGACGACACAACACGTGAGAGTAAGCTAACAGAGTTGTTTACCAAGCACGGCTATGAGATTGAATTTATAAACTAATGATCATCATCCGAAATAACAAAATCAGAAAGAAACTGAAGGCCGCGTTTAAGCGATCAGGATTGACGCAGAGTGAGTTGGCCCACAAGTCGGGTGTGCCTCAGCATCGCATCAGCCAGTACTTGGCTGACAAGCGCGGCATGTCTAGTGATAACGTCAAGTGCCTGTGTGGTGTGCTTGGCCTTCACTTGATTCTTAAGATTGACGTGGCGAACAAATGAAAGGAAAGTCAATGCAGCATTACAGGTGCAAATGTGGCAAGCAACAAGTGGTGTTGAATTATTCGCCCGAAGATTGCGAGTGTTGTGAGTCTTGCGGTAGCAATATTGTGGCACACCCGAAAACACACAAATCCTCAAAACCACACGACTGGACAGAATATTACGTCATGGAAGACGGCAAAAAGAAAATGTATATTGCTTGCCGACACTGCTATAAAGTAAAACCACCAACGATTGATAAAGCGCTACAGCTTACCCGTACTATGTGGGAAAGGCTATGTGACATCCAAGACAAAGAGGGATGGATACTGGCTGTTCAACGTAGTAGCGTTAATCAACAAATGCTTGTAAGAATTAAACTGTCAGGACATGGCGCAACACTTCGGGGTCAAGCATTTACACTTGATGAAGCTATTATGCAGTTGCTTCCTATTCACAGAGAGTGGAAATGCAAGTGTGTGAGTGATTCAAAATGAAACGTTTTTGGCTATTCTGTGGTGCGGACTGTTACCCCTCGGGTGGTATGGGTGATTTTCATATGAGCTTTGATAACTACGGCGCGGCTATTCAGATGGCAGACAAATTAAGTACTGTCCATGACTGGGTTGATGTCTACGATTCAAAGCTTAATAAGATTGTCTGGCCCAAAGAAAATGCAGGGGGGATTATTGATGTTGGCTAGACGGTCATTTCTAAGATCAATCATGGCAGGCGTAGTGGTTGTTGCTTTGCCTTTCAAGCTTGCAGTACCCAGGCCAAAGCCTGTGGATGTTGAAGCGATAGTAAGAAAGGCGACTATGGAAGGCTACTACTCTGGGATGAGTAACTGTCGCTGCTTTACAGTGCTGATGCGACGTTATGGCATGGATATTAAAACAATTCGCAGCCTGACCATGCGCCAGTTATCATATCTCAATGGCAACCCTCAAAGTCAGAAAGCTAGCCGCTAAACAAGAGCGCGATCGACGCACCTTAGAAGCTAAAGGCCTGCGCGGCGCAGCACGGTTGGGCTTTGACCTACGTACACTCTCAGCAAGGGCGGTTAGAAAAGGCCAGCCTGTTCAAGCGGCCATCGCAGGGACACTGGTGCTGTTTCGTCAGTTGATGGTTGAAGGCATGCTTGCTGCTGACCTGGCTGGCAGGCTTCGTGTGGTGTCTACTCTTACCCAGGAAGTGAAGCAGGCCAAGAGCTTTGCTTTTGCGCCTCAGCCGTTAAAGTCTGTACCGTCTGTCTATGCTCGTGCTGTAGCGATATCGAAGGCACGGCTAAACTTTACTGATGAACAGCTAGAGTTTTTACGGCAAGCTTATGATGAACGCGCGGCAGAGGTTATTGATGGTGTTGGTGATCTTACTGGTGATGAAGTAAACCAGTTGATTGCTGATGCTGTTGAGGCTGGCTTGCCACCAGTGCAAGCAGCTAAGCAAGTACGTGCCGCGCTTGCTAAGGCTGGTCTGGACCCAGGAAACCCTTACCGCCTTGAAACTATTTTTAGGACGCAGACACTGACAGCCTACAACGCAGCGCGTTGGCAGATGTTACAAGACCCAGATGTGCAAGAAATACTTTGGGGCTTTGAGTACGTTACTGCTGGTGATGAAAGAGTAAGGCCAACCCATGTAGCACTAGACGGCACACGCCTTCCTAAGAACGCTCAAGAATGGGATAGTATCTGGCCCCCCAACGGCTGGAATTGCAGATGCACAACCATCGAAATTATCAGGGGCGATCCTCTGGCAAGGAAACGGCCACTAAGAGATAAGGTGATTGATGGTAAGTTAGTGGCACCTACACCAGACCCAGGCTGGTCATTCAATCCAGGCAAGGCCTTTGATGTGCCTGCCGTCAGTGGTATACTCATGCGAGCCGTTAAACCTGGAGTGTAAAGCATGCCACAGCACACAGAAGCCGAAAGACGACTTAACAAAATTCGCAATGCTCGACAGCGCATGAGCGACAAAAAGAAAAAGGGCTTAGCTGTCTTGACGACTAAGCGCAAAAATGACTTTCCTGATTCATCTTTTCTACTCATTGGTAAGGGTGGTAAGAAAGATGAAGATGGTAAGACAGTGCCGCGCGGTCTACGTAAATTCCCTGTGAAAGATGAGGAAGGCAAGCTGCTACTGCCCCAGCTACGCAACGCTATTGCGCGCATACCCCAGGCCACAGGCCTCAGCGCCACAGCCAAGCAACGCTTGCAAACCAAAGCGCGTACCCTGCTTGAGAAAGAGCGTAAGAAGCGCGAAAGGTCAATGGCTCTGTCTATCAATGTCGATGCAACTGAGGCTGTTGGTGAAGCGAAAGAAAATGAAGCTGGCCAGAAGGTACAACGATTCAAGAAAGAGATTATCAGGGACGGTACGTACACACATCCTGTGCATGACTGGACATTGAAAGTTGATGAGTCGCGCCGCGAGAGTTGGAAGCAGTCGGCAGACAAGATGATCAGTAACGGCGTGGCTATTCCTATCCCAATTTCAGATAACGAAAATCACCATGAGGTTACTCCCCAGAATACTGGCGGCTATGTTGTGGGCCTTGAAAATGATGGTGAATCTTTGTATGCAATCTGCGAAATGATTGGCGAAGATGCGATCAAAGCAGTGGCTCGCAATGACGTGTCAGTCTTTATAGAGCAAGGCTTTAAGGATGGTAAGAAGCGCAGCTACGGTGAGGCAATTACTCACGTTGCTTTGACACCCACTCCGATAGTGCCGGGCATGGATGGCTTTATAAAGATCGCTGCTAGTTTGTCTTCAGGATTGACACACGCTGCAGCATTCTCTTATGATATGCCAGCGAAAGACAAACCAGATTTGGAGCTATCCAAAATGGATATTGAATTGACGGCATTGCAAGAGTTGCTTGATGACGACAAGCTGACCGAAGACAACGTACTCGATCAGTTAGGCCAGCGTCTTGAAGATGATGCTGAAAAGCTCACCGCCAAAGACACTGAAATTGCAGACCTGAAAAAAGACAAGCCAGCGCCTGAGCCCAAGCTTAAGCTTGACCCAGATGTAGAAGATAATCTTGTTGAGGCTGGCACTCAGCGCCTTGACAGTTTGGTCGATCAGGGTCGCATCACACCGGCTGTCAAGGAAAAACTTGCTGCTGCTTTGATTGGCCCCGCTGGTAATCGCAACGGCTTTGCGATGTCACGTAAGATTTCTGGGTCAGATAAAAGCATGCTGAATGTTGTCTGTGAAGCGCTGGCTGAAAACAATCCTGTGGAGCTTGCCAAGAAAGTACTCACAGGTTCACAGCACTTGGAGTTATCGCGCATTGTTCCTGATGATGAGGAAGATGACAAGCCGACTAAAACTCAGCAAAGCATTCTTGATGACATGATGCCCACAACGGTCGGCGCTGGCGACAGTAAGTAATTGACTGACAAACCGCACACTGCAAAAGCGGAGTGATCAAAGATGACTGAACAGATCGTAGGACTACCAGGGGTTAAGACAGGCCAAGAGCGCGATTTTCAAGATCGCACTATCAGGATTACCCCTGAAAACCGCGCGTACATTATCGCCGGTAAGGTTGTTGATGGTACTCTGTCGCGCGATCCGCTTAACGGCAGTGATACTGATGTACTGCGCCCAGGTACTTTGATGGGCAAGGTAACCGCAACCAAGAAATATGCTACCAGCATTCTTGGCCCAATCCTTAATGCTGAGATTGCCACATCAGTTGCATTGGAAGTATCGGTTGCCACTGCTCTGGAAATCGTAAGGCGTATTGGCACGTCTGGTACTTTCGATCTTGTTGGCCCACCTGCAGCATCTGGTGTACCTGCTACAGAATCTGTGACGTTTACTGCCATTGATACTGGTACAGGCATCATTACAGTTGACGCAACTACTCTTGCCTTTATCGCTGGATCATTCATCGTACCTGATGATGGCAGTGGTGTACCTGTCGCCTTGGTGGATGATAATATCTTTCTCAAGGTCACTGACCGTGACAGGGTAGCCACTGATGTTGAGTTTACTCTGCCTTTGATCGCTGGTCAGATTGACTCAACTCAGATTCTTGGTTGGCCATCTGATAGTGGCCTGCAGCAGTACCTTATCGACTCACTCAACGTCAATGGACAAGGAAACTTCCTGTTCGATCACTTTTTTGAGTAATAACTGATAGCAATTCTCAGCAGCCTACTTGTCTGACGCTGGCATGATGGCTCAACACAAGCTGAGGAATTGCTAAAATGACAACTACGCTGCAACAGGTATTAGCTGCTAAGCAACTAACGCGCGTGATCAGCACTGTGGTAGGTGGTGTGCCTAAAGACCTGCTGCCGCCGTCTTTCACCAGAGACACCAGGAACATTGAAGGCAACACAGCCAGCTACCGCAAGATTCAATCGACGCGGCAAGTTGCCAAGCGCGTTAACTACGGTGATAAGCCCAGGCGCGTAAACAAGCAAGGTATTCAAGATACGCCTGTTATCTTACCTCACTTTTTTGAGACTATCGAACACAATCCGGTAGTGCTTCAAAACTTGTTGGCAGAGGGCAATGAAACTCGCCAGCGCCTTGGCGCTGAGACTGTGGCCAGGCAGACGTTGGAACATGGTAGGCGTTTTCAGAATGGCCGTATGGGCCAACTGTACAGCTTGCTCACTAGAGGTAAGATCAGTTACAGCGCAGACGGTGATCTAGCGCTGACTGACCAGGCCGCAACTGGTGGTGTTGACATTGACTTTTCAGTGCCTGCAGGAAACCAGAACCAGTTGGACATCCTGGGTAATGGCGCCATCATCAGTGCATCATGGGCAACTGCTTCAACCAAGATCATCACTCAACTGCGCCAGATCAGAAAAGAATACCGCCAGTTGGTGGGCATGCCTTTGGTGCATGCGCTGTACGGCGAGAATGTACCCAGCCACATTCTGGACAACAACCAAACCAAGGAATTGGTTAACAGGTCTGATGTCCTGCGCGATAAGCTGGCGTTTTCTAGTACTGGTGAAATTCCTATGGGCTTTCTCGGCTTCCAATGGTGGCCGATGGATCAAGCGTTCTTTGAGCAAACAGACGGCAGCACTACAGAATTTTGGGGACCGGATACGGTGGTCTTTGCACCTGAGCCTTCTACTGAGTGGCTTGAGTGGATTGAAGGCAGTTACCCTATTCCCAGAAATGTGGGCATGATCTTTGCCGATGCGATGGATGCGTTAGCACAGTTTGATATTGTCAACGGTGCTTTCTCGTTTGCCAAGGTTGAAACCTCACCACCGAGTATCGAGCAATTTGTAGGTGATACGGTACTAGCCACTTTGATGAATGGGGCGGCAATCCTTATCGCTGATGTGACACCATAAAAATTGGCCAGCGCCGGACAGTTTCGGCTGTTTGGGAATGCAACAGCCCCAGCCGTGTGCTGGGGTTGTTTTTTGAGTAAGATGATGCTATGGGACAGTACGCAGTAGAGAAAGACTTAACTGATGCTTACGGTACGATCAACATTCGTGATTGGTCTAACCGTGACAATCAGTCTACTTCTATTGACACTGCCACAGTTGATGTTGCTGTCCGGCGCGGTGAATCAGAGATTAACAACCAATTCAGAAGGGGCATCTATGCCATTCCGTTTTCATTTAGCGACACTGATGCTCAAGAGACTGTGAAGGAATGGAATGTTGTACTTGCTGTGTGGTGGCTGTTCAAATTCAGAAAGGTCAACAGCCAAAATAACCCTAAGGAACCTAGGACAAACTTTCTTAAAGATGACGTGGCACGTGTCCGCGCTGAAATGAAAGACTATTTATCCGGCCAACTGCGTCGGTTGAATGCTGCGTTTGTAGAGGATGATCACCCAACAGCCCCTGTCTTTGTTACATGAAAGGATTAAAGCATGCCTTCCAACGCTGGCCTTGTGGACTACCTGAAAAGCTCTGGTACTGGAGCAAACAAGCTTGACATCATTGCTAACTTGATTGAAGACTTAGGCGATGATGCCTCACCCATTGAGATTGTGGGGATGCTTGGGGCTATTGGCTCACCAATCAGCAAAGTTACTCTCAACAAAGTGAAGGTCTATTTTGACCTACTTGATCCTGAGCCAGAAGACACAAGCGATGATCTTGACGAAATTGCTAATGATCCTTTTGACCCAGATAAAGTTGACGGCCCTAAGCCTAAGAAGAAAGCCAAGGGCAAGAAGAAAGGTAAGAAGAAATGATCAGCAGTGGTGAGACAGCCAAAGCAACAACTGATGATACTGTTGTGGCGCTATTAGCTGCTATACCAGATGTGATCTTTCGTCATATCATGGTGCTCAATGAAGGCGCTAACCCCGGCTTTTTTCAGATAGGCGCTGGTGGGCCGTTTATTCGCGTAGCAGCAGGATCGTTTGAGTTTTTTGATGGTGGTGATATCCAGATTGATAATCAGGTTGTGAATATTAAACGGCCTGCTGGTGGCCCAAACATGGCTGGTGTTTTTGGGTTTGCTTGGTAAAGGAAAGTTTTAGATGAGTGGTGGCGGATTCATAGGCCCAGGCGGCACTGGAGCAGTCCAGGTGCTTGACTGGAAGGAAGCGGTTGAAACCGTCTCCACGGCCAATATCGCTTTGACTGGCGAACAGACTCTCAATGGGTTGCTTACTTCTGTTTCCAGAGTAGGCGTCACTGGTCAAACTGATCCAACCGAAAACAGCATCTATGTTTCAGCGGTTGGAGCATGGGTACGCGCAGCAGATGCTGACACTGATGCCAAGGTTACCAACGGCTTAGCTTTTGCTGTGGGTGATAGTGGAAGTACCTTAGCTGGCAATATCTACATCCTCACTACACCAGACCCCATAACCTTGGGGGTTACGTCTTTAACTTTCTCAGAGTTGACGGCGCTGCCAACACATGCAACTTCACACGAAAACGGCGGCGCTGATGAAATCAACGTCGATGGTTTGTCTGGTGAGTTGGCTGACCCACAGCCAGCGAGTCTTGCCACTTTGCTTGACCTTGATTCAGTCGGTGATCTTGTTTTCACAAAAGTCGGCCCTCCTGGTGCTACGCAAGACTCTGCTGCTGGTTGGGTTTTGGGTGATCATATTTATGATGTTACTCCTTTCCCTGATGACGGCCATGCTGCTGTTGACGTGTCTATTGGCGCTGCGATCTGGCGTAAATTCACTGGTCTGCTGGCCGGTAAAGACATCATTGTTACGGCTGATATTACAGATGACAACGTGACCGATGCCAAACTTGCTGAAATGCCCACGAGGACGATCAAAGGCAACGATGATGCCGCCACAGCAAACCCACAAAACCTGACTGTTGCTGAAGTCAAGGCAATGCTGGGCTTTCCGCCTCAGCACATCAACGGTTTGGAATTGGCGTTCAATACCGTATCGACGGTTGACATCAGCGTGGGCGAGTGCCGCGATTCGACGGACGCCTTTGACATCGTTACTGGGGGGGTACTCACAGCCAATCTTGCCCTCAGTGGTGCTGCAAATCGGCTTGATACAGGAGCCGAAGCGGCCGACACATGGTATGCCGTCCACATTATCGACGGCGATGTACCGGTTGTGGCTTCGTTGCTCTCGCTTTCAGCGACGGCTCCCACGTTGCCTGCGACCTATACCCGCTTCCGTCATGTCGGTTGGGTCCGCAACAATTCGTCGAGTAACATCCTCGAATTCATCATGGTCGGGGCGGATCGTGAAAGGATCATCGAATATCAGAATGTCACGCGGGTAAATCTTCGTGTTTTGAACAATGGCAGCGCAACTGCTATGACGACCGTGGCCCTCAATACCCTTGTGCCTCCCACGGCCCAGAAGGCCCTGATGAATGGGCTGGCCCTCAATACGAGCGATGACCGCAACTGGGCTATTGCCCACGGTGATTCGACCCTTGCCCAAGGCGATCAGCCGAGGCGATTCGGGATGAACAAGGACGCGGGCGGATTCGATTTGGGCGGCATTCCATTTGACATCCTGGTCAACGCATCGCAGGAAGTGGTGTATGGTGTGAGTAACAGCAACGTCGATCTTGACCTGTTTGATTTGGGATACTATTTGGTGCTTTAAGGGGAATCATGGCTGTCCAGAATGGTCTATACGAAACGGCAACTGGTGACTTGTTAGCAGCAAGCACAGGGCCAATGGTCGCCGGTGCAGGTGAAACACTGCGCGCTGATGTGCCTGCTCCCGCAAAGACTCGGGGTGATGCAGATGAAACCAATATGCACCGTTGGGTCGATCCCGATTGGACTGAGGTAGCTCAGCCTGCAACGATTATTTATCCTTTAGGGGTGCCAATTGGTACAACAACTCAACGGGACGAGACTACCCCCTTTGAGGGTGCGTTGTGGTGTAATACAACTACAAACCAATTGGAGCAATATCTCAATGCGGCATGGTCAGCAGTTGGTGGCGGTGGTGGTGGTGATCTCGTTTTAATTGAGACACAAACTGCGGTCGGGGTTTCGTCCGTAGATTTTACTGACTTGACAACCTACAAAAACTTCCTTCTTGTTATACAGAAGATGACATGGGTCAATAACTTTTCGGATATTTGGCTTCGTGTGCAAACAGGGGGATCAACTTGGGAAGCCGATGCAAGTGATTATCAACATACGGCATCAGGTGCAACTCAAGCTGGGGCCAATATAGCCGAAGGCTCTGGCGGAAATACAAGAATACAGTTAAACCTGACTCAGGTCTCCAATCAACTCGCCGATGTAGGACAATTTCGTATTTTCTTTGGTGAAGTTGATGACGCAGTAGAATACAAACAGTTTACTTGGATTGGAACGTATGAAAAGGCTGCGGGTAACGGTGAAAGTGTCTCTGGTGGTGGACAATTTAAGACTGCGATTGCGATCACTGGTGTACGAATATTGCAATCAGCGGGCAATATTTCTGGTGTTTTCAAACTTTACGGAATGAATTAAGATGTCTAAGATCGTAAGTGGCATACTGGTCCATGATCGCTCAGACGTTGGGCCACGTCGAATAAAGAACCGTGATGTCGAATTAACCGATGTCGAAAAAGATGCTGTCGTTGCTGAATGGAATGCAAACGAGGTCCGTGGTGTTGCTCAACGGCTTGAGGATGAGCGAGAAAAAAAGATCAAAGCTCGCGTGGCTCGCAATGCACGTGACCAGGCTATCACTGAGTTGACTGAGGAAGGTACCATATAGGTGGCCGACGCAACAGCCCGATTTAAGCTCAATGACAAACCCCTTAAGCGGTTGCTTAAAGAGTTGCGCGGTAAGCGCAAACAGCTTGACAAGATGTACAAGCAGTGGGGTATTATTTACATGGCTGCTATGCGCCGTCGCTTTAGAAACTTTAGCCGGGGCGGTGGTAATTGGGAACCTTTGACTGCGTCAACGATAGAGGCTAAAGGATCAACATCAATCTTGATTGACTTAGGCTTTCTGTTTAATGCACTAACACCAGGCGCATCTGGTAATAAGTTTCAACGCACCAGAGACGGTATTATTGTAGGTATGGTAGGTGCAGGCAATCACCCACCTTCTGGGTTAAGTATTGCTGAGCTTGCTGATGTTCATCACACAGGTAAGGGTGTACCTGCCAGGGAGTTGATGGTTGGCCCAGAGCCAGGTGGTCCGATCATTAAGCAATTTATCAAGGCAGCACAACGCGCTATAGAAAACACGGCTAGAGGTAGAAGTTGATTGGCCAACACTGATCCATTCACAGAAGTTTACCTAAAGATTATTGAAGTCTTGTTCAATGATCCAGATGTAGTTGACGTAGTGCGCCCAGGGAATTTTATTAAGCGCGCTAGTGAACAAGTGGACGGCTTGGATTTTAGACGACCAAAAGAGGATAAGTTAGACGGCGACTTATCTGAGATTGATGTCATACCTGCTGGTGGCTTGGTGGATTTACCCAACACCAGCACAGGTGTAGTGATCCAGCAAAACTTTGAGATTATCACAGCTAGTGCTACAGCCAGGTTGGATATCAACTACTTTCCTTTGTTCTTTGCCATCATAAGGGCTTTCTCCAGGGTAGGTTGCCAGCTAGGCATACCAGAGCTAGTTGAAAGAATCCAACTTACCAATTATACTGATGATGAAAACTTGGCAGAGGTTTTGAAGGGCCTTGAGGGTTGGTCTTCACTTCTGTCAGTGATAGTCAAGATGAGGATTGATCGCACTGCATTACTATGATCGCTTCCCAAGGCGCTGGCACACCGCTGGAGTAAGCGACCATGCAACTAACGACTAAGATCAAGACAACCTTTCAGGCCACAGGTACGAAAGCCTTAGATGATCGTACCGCGACTGATCCAATCAACCTGAGCCGCACTACTTCATTGGCTAACGGTACAGGTGCCAGCAAAGCCAATCAATCTTTTCACGACCAGCGATCACTGGCTTCCGGTGCCAATGAAGAATTGGATTTGGCCGGATCACTAGTTGATGCCTTTGGCGACACAATTACCTTTACAAAAATTAAGGCCATGCGCCTTGTTAACCAATCCTTGGTTGATGACTTCCTGATTTTCGGTGCAGCAGCCAACGGTTTTAATACACCAATTGGTGCGGTTGCTGATAAGCTCAGACTTAAGCGCGGTGGCTTGATCATCATTGAAGACCCCCTTGATGGCTATGCTGTGACAACAGGCACTGGTGACTTGCTACGTATTGAGCATGAAGCCGTCACAGCCGCTGCTGCTATTTACGAGTTGACCCTAGTTGGTGAGGTATAAGACCTGATCTGATTTGATCGCATTCCTTTTATCCGGCGCTGGATCATTGGAGTGATTGAATCATGGCTGTGAGAAGCGCATGTAATGGTAAGGTGCTCTGGAATGATATTGAGATACCTCAAATCAGAGAGTGGTCATTCAGTCAAATCCAAGACTCTAAAGTCTTTTCCTCATCCTCAACCAACTGCGCTAAGCAGCGTCTTGAGAGTGTTGAAGATTCAAACGGTACACTTGAGTTTTACATTGAACCTGATGATCCGTTTGAAGACATCTTGGCGATTGGTGACACAGGCACTTTCAAACTGTTTGAAGATGCAACTGACTTCTGGACTGTGCCTGCCATCATCAGTGAAATTGCTGTACGTGCCCCTATCGAAGACGGTGACCCCGTACAAGGCACAATCTCGTTTGATGGAAACGGCGCAATCACACCGCCAGTACGATAAACCTTCTATAGAAAGGTGCATTCCCCATGACTGACGCAGCACAGGCGTTTGCTATTCCTACGCGCTTAAACGACCAATACGAGCTAAGCCCTCTTAGCTTGTCT